TTATGAATAAAGAACTTACTTGCCGTAACTAAAGCATCAGGATGATCTGTATTTAATGCACCTAGTTCTACTAGAACATCGTCGTCTGCGTAAGTTGTACCTGCAGCGTTTGTGCTAGACAAGTCTATTGCAAATGTTTGAATTTTTCTAGTTCCGAGTGAAATTAGTTGCCCAGTCGAATTGACTGAAAAACCTGTTTCTGTGATCGCGCCAGTAGAAGCTGCTTTGTTGATTACGTTAAAACCACCCTCTGTTCTGACCGGACCATTAAAAGTTGAGTTAGCCATATTATTAGTCTCCGTTTCCGCCAGTACAGTCCGAGACATTGTCTACTGCATGAGTCCATACTGACTATTTAAAAATATGCAGTATCTTGAATATACGCTTTTAATGTAGTGATTGCAAATAAAAAGGGCGACCGAAGCCGCCCTTTAAATTGTTCTTTGCTTTTAAGAATTAAGCACCAGGTGAACCAAAAATACCACGCCAGTCAGAGAAGCCGAAGCTATATCTTTCCCTAGCTTTGTATTTTACGTTACCCGTTTCGAAATCACCTTCCATAGAAGTAGCAACTGCTGCTCTTTGGAAATGTTTCAATCCGTTAGGGACATCCGTCTTAATGAAGAATGCATCCGTGTCAGTTAAGTAGTTATTCACTACATAACCTTCAGGCATCATGCCCATGCTTTTTACTGCATTGATGTCATTATCAGCAGTCGCTGTTCTGTTAGCAGAAGCCATAAGTCTTTCCGCTGTGAACTGTAGTGCTGATGGGATGATCATCTTACGTGCTTTTGCAGCAACTTTTAGACCTCTGTCATCTTCGAACGCAGCAATATCAATTAATGCTTGCTCTAATGATGTCTCGTTAAGGTCCGCTGCAGTAGTCAACTCGTTCTTTTGGTTTCCACTAGTTGTAGGGTGGTCAGTAGCACAAAGCTCCTTACCATCTCCACCAGTAACAGAAGAACTAAACGCATTGTTTAATACGTTAGCTGCTTTTACTTGTTTAGTGTGTGCCATTGAACGTGCAAGAGCTTTCGTATAACGAGTGCTGACTTTATCGTAAAGGTTATCCTCTACAGCCTCTTCAGTTATTTGGAAAGCCAAAGCTACGGTCTCATGAGAGTAACGTGCTGTGAATGACTCAGTCGCAGTGTCAAAGTTAACAGAAGATCCTTCTGGTTTAACTGACGCTGACGCAAAGCCTGATAGCATTACTTCTTCTTCAAAAGCTCTATCAGAATTTTCTGTGTCAAAAATCTCAGCATGCTGGTTCTCATATTGTGCATACTCTAGTCCAAATAGTGCATTCAGACCAGGTTCCAACTCTTTAGCAAGTTGTGCTCTATTAATAGCCATAATCTAAATCCTCCTATTATGCTAATGTTGCTTGAGTTGACAATTGGTGACCAGCAGCAGAGTTATCTCCCGCAGAGTTAGTCATCACATACGCGTTAACGTTTGCGCTTCCAGTATCACTATTATCTGGGTCTTTAGAAATTCCTAGTTGTTGGAATTGTCCAGATGTAGCAAGCTCAGAAGTATCGATTTCTGCAGATGATATACCAGTTACTGTACTTCCGCTTAAACCCACGAAGTCAAATCCTCCGAAGTTCATAGCAGCAGTTCCTGTGCCATCATGTTGTGCCTCAAAAATTAAAGAAGGGTCATCATACACATAAGCAACAATGTCAGAAGCGTTGACTTGAGCATAGTGTGCTTTGTAAGTCGGCTTCCCAGTTGTTGGATCTGTATAAAAACAACCACCAAAAGAACCCAGTACGTGACCTGGTGTTCCAGAAGAATCAACAGCAATGTTGATGCCTCCCGCGGTAACTCCTAATACTGGCGTACCAGTAAAGAGGCTAGTCGCGTAGTTAGCAGCAATTGCATACTCTTGAGTACGAATTTCGCCGCCACTTAATGACCTTACAGGTTTAAACCCAAAGGCTGCGTCTTTATTTGCCATAATTATAGTCCTCCTTAGACTAATAAATTATTAGTTATTAATCCAAAAATTCAGCGAATGTTGTAAGGTGTGAAATCTAATCTGACTTCTTTGCACCGCCAAAAGTTACTCTTGATTGCCTATTTGGATTATCGATAGGCATACTTGGGTGCTGCTCCCTTAGAAGATTATTATCAACAGCTTCCTGTTGGTCTCTCGTTTGTTGAGAGAAATATGCATTTCGCTCCTCAACAATTTCTTCAGGTATCTTGGCTAGCAGTAATCCACCTACAGTGACTACACCTTGCATTGCTCCGTCTTCTACAGTTGGGGCTTCAAAATCTCCAAGTTCTTCCAGTCTTACTGGTTCGTATCCTTCTCTTAATCGAGCAGATACATTCTTCTTGTCGTCTTGGCCCATAACTTCAGCACGAATCCAACGATATTTGAATCCAGCTGGCGGAGTTGGCGCGTCTAATCTAGATGGTGGTCGCCATGGCTGCCTTCTGGCAGTTTTCTCTCTTGTTTGAGATGAGCGTGAGGTTCTTGTTTTGTTTTCCATATTGCTACTCCTTCACGTATTTAGCATATTCTTCTAAAGGCACACCGAGTTTTTTAGCGATTGCGACCTGCGACGGTGTGAGTCTCACAGTTCGTTTTCCTTTGCTTGAGGTAGACTTTACAGCAGGGGCAACCGTTTGGTCAACCACTTTTTTGCTTTTTTCTACTTCAAAGTTATTTGGAAACTGTTCTCGTACCTGACGGTCTATTTCTTCATAGTATTCGTCAGATCTTGGATCATATCCTTCTTGCTCTACAAGCTTACGATGCACAGCAAAAGCTGTGTAAGTCATCGCTTCATCTTTTCCAAACCAATCATTTTTCTCCGCCCAAGCCGTTGCTTTAGGATCAGGCGGAGGAGGGGCTTGTGGAGTCGTTGGGGGGACAGGCTCCGGTGTTTGTTGAAACTTTTGGGCTTGCATCTCAAGTTGTTCTTTTTGAATTTTTGCTCTCTCTGCATCCAAAGAAGCACGTGCCAAAATACTTTGCGCATCTGCTTGCGCATTAACATCGCCTTCTTCAATTGCTTTTTTTAATCTTAACTTTGCTTCTTCAACTTGTGATGTTGAAGCAGTCTCCATAGTGGAGGCATAGTTTTGATTAAGAGATTGTAACTGTGTTTCGAGATCGGATTGTTTGTCTTTTAGACCAGCTGCATATTTAACAGCAGCATCCTCTCTACGTTCTGATTCACGAAGTTTACCAACCAATGTAGATATTCTTTTTTTAACTTTTTCACTATATTGATCGTGCTCACCTTTGTCCGTTGACGGTTTTTCTTCTTCCGTTTTTTCTGGTTCAGGTGCGGGCGCAGCTTCTTGTTCTGCAACTTCGTCTTCTGCGGGTTTTACTTTAGATTCATCTAATTCAACATCAACAGCTTCGCCGCTGGTGTCTATAGGAACGAGTTGTTCTTCGTTCATTTCTTTTTGTGCTTCAGGCATGGTTCTTGTTCTCCATGGTTATTTATTTTGCAAGATCGACTACATATGTAATATGTCAGTCGGGTCCTGTATTATAGCAAGAATTTCATCATCATTCAAGAGTCTTAAATCACCACCGTCAATTTTTAATCTTGACCCCGCATAACGTGCAAAGATCACCCAATCACCTTTTTGACACCAAGGTCCATCAGGAAACTTATTTGCATCTCCATACGCATCAGGGCCAGTGGCCAACACATAGCCGCAAACGGTTGCTAATTGCTCTCTTTCACGAGATTGATCAGTTAAAATGATACCGCCTTTACTCTTTTCAGCGCCTAAATAAGGCAATATAAGTATTCTCCAACCGGTAGGTTTAGGTAGTTTTCCAGCTATATTTTCATCAATATTATCAGGATCAATGTATTTTGACTCTCTTTCACCGTATATTTCTTCGACTTCTTGTTGTTTTTTCTCTATTTCAGCAGCCGTTTTACCTTCTTCGTCTATTTTTGCTTTTTGTTTGCGTCTAGCTTTAGCCATACGCTCTGGTAAAATTAAATCAGTCATCTTTTTCTCCTTTATCTAGTATTTCTTTAAGTTCGTCTTCCATTTCTTCTAATGCTCGGTAGCTACCAAGCATAAAATGGTAGTCGTGCTTCTCTGTGGTGCTTCCTTGCATCACATATTGCGTAGTTTTCTCTTTCTTGTCGCGAATAAGACGTAAAATCTTATCGCCTAACCATAATCCGTCCATAAATTTCTATAATTCTGATCTTATTTCCTTATATTTCTTTAATATACTACTAATTCC